CTTCCGTCTGGCAGGATTGTTTTTTTTAATAGACATATTGGGGTCGCCAAAGCGTACTAAGCGTATTTTTTTGCCTTCTTTAGCAAGAACAGCAGACTTTTTAGATTTGCCAGGTGTACGTTTCGGTTTATTATAGCCAGAAAAGCGTTCCCCCCTATAAGTTATCATGCCATTCTCCTAGTTTTTTTCTTTGCAAAAGTTGCAACATTAGTAGGTTTACCACCTATTCCTTGTGCTTTTGATCGTTTCCTTGATACTGCAGATTTAATTTGTGCAGCAGTCATAGTACGGGCTTTTGATCTAGGTACACATTTAGGGTATTTTCTTTTTGAGCCTTTAGCAGACTTACGCCCACACTTTTGAAACTTTCCTTTTTTCTTTTTGGCTCCAATATCAACCCAATCCCCTTTTGGTCCTTTGCCAAACCATTCTGTTAATCCTCCAGTCGGTTTAGCCATTATGCTGACCTATAACCACCACCACGTTTTTTGTATGTACGTACAAGCCAAGCGTTAGCATAAGCTGAAGGATACACCTTAAACTTTTTTTTTGCTTCTGACTTAACCCGTGAATACAGGGCTTTGTTAGTAGGTACAGCTTTGCTTCCCATTATTTATTTTTTTTGTTTTTCTTCTTTTTATTTTTTTTAGAAGGTCTACCTACTTTTTTTCCGTAAGTTCCTGGTCCCATTGGCATAGTTATTCTCCTTTTTTATTTAATTTTTTCATCAACTTTTTAAAACTTTCTAAAGTCATTCCTGAATCTTTACCTAACATAAATCTAGGCGTAGTGTCATCACCATTCGATTTTTTCTTTTGTGATACTGAACGTCTAATTCTTGTCTTTTTAGGTATTGGTCTTGTCATATTATTCTCCTTGTGGAAACATATTAAGGTTTCCTGCTACTGTTCTGCGTTCCCCTTTACCCTCGAAAGGATATACCGTGTGTTGACACCACGATGGAAACATTAGTAATTTACCCACTTCAGGTTTAAACGTACGAGAAAATGGTGGTCTAAGTTCTTCTAAACCCCTTATCCCCGTCTGTCCGAAGTGAAATTGTAAAAACCCGTCACATAATCCGCTACTATTGACTAAATTAAAGGAATTATACTCTTCCTTATCCCTAATCTGCTTGGGTATCTTAGTCCACGTAGTAAAGCTAATACCCATGATGGTATCCACTCCGTGATCGTGTACGGGGTTGTAATCTCGTTCGTATGAGTGTACTGACCATAAGCTATGCACACCTGGTTGACGTTTCATAGGTGAAGCTCCGATAGTACGAGTAAACTGCTTTAGGTACTCCTGTGACATTTGTGCCACAATCTTCATAAATGGTTCGACCAATTTATCTGTCGGATCCATTTTAAGCTGCTCTCCATGCGATATTTGCCCTACGAGCTTATCTGCGAAAGATTCAGCGTTTTTGTTGTGTTTGGCATCTAGGTATTGATTTAAGTCTTTTACCGCCTGTATGGGTAATTGTGACTCAAGAAACAGTACTGCAGGTGCTACACTAAATTTTAATGTTAGTTCCATTATACTTCGTTACCCCATACATCCCAGCCAGGTGTTTTTTGTCTTGCGAATAGCTCTATGCGTGGTAAATCACCACATAATTCAACAATTCGATCTCTTACGCAGTCAGGTTTACGAGAATGTTCCCTAATACGATCATCAACAATCTGATGAACGCTTTTAGACACTCTCTTGGGTTTGCCTTTAGTTGCTAATAGGCATATTTCGTTATTTGCCCTAGTCCAATATCCTAAACCCCAGAACCATGTATTTGACTTTTTGTTCTTTTTAACCCAACTAAAAGCACAAGTTTTATATTTAAAACCCCAAGATTTAATTGTTTCTATACCCTCAATCAAATTAGGCATGGTGACCCAAATAAATAATACACAATCTTTATCTGTAATATTTTGTATTGGTAAATTTTTTATATCTTCAATAGACATTGTTTCATAATGTGCTGAAGCTGATTTATATTTACCCTTAGCTGTCCAAACTTTATAAGACCAAGGCGGATCTGCGTAAATTATATTATACCGTTTATTTGGGAGTTCCATTATTGCTTATAAACTGATTTGCATAGGTTTGTAAATAAAACCCCCCTCTTTTGATTGTCTGGTTGTAAGTGTTATGACTAAAGCAATACGCCCCCATATTATTTTGATGGTATCATACTACCAAAACCCGCCAATTAGAACAAAACAAGAACAACCAGGATTGTTGTAATTATATCACAGTATAATGACCTGGTAATTAATGGCTAAATAGAGCCATTCTTAATTCGTATAATATACATTATGTAAAGCTATAGTTATTTAGCCATTATTTGTAATGAATTATGTCATTAATAAGGCAAGTATAATTGATTTTATATATTTGTATGTTTGGGTGTAAAAATTACTAATCCAGGAGATTAACCAGGCTATCATTCATCATATAATATTAAATGCTGCATTATAATTCTTATTATCTCTTATTACAGTTAGGAGAGAGTAAAAGGGTTTTTCAATAGTTATTTCTTAGTTTTTGGCGGAAATCTGCCACTATCCAAATGAATGTAGAACAAAGGGTGAACATAGTTCAAGTAATGTGTAATTAATATTAATATATCCCATATAATAAGTTGCAATCATTTAACAAATCATATTTAATTTAAATTAATTCAAACAAAGGAGAAAACAATGCAAATAGAAGTTCAAGTAAGAAATGTATTTGGTAATGATTTAATCTATCCAATGTGCAATAAGGCTGAGAAGTTCTGCCAAATCGCAGGAACGAAAACCTTAACGCAATATGATATTAAGTTAATTAAAGAGTTAGGATATAAGATTGAAACAGTAGCTCAAGAATTATAACATACTACATATAGTAGGTATCAAACAAAGGAGATAAATATGAAGGATACGATTACAGAATATCAATTTACAGATTGGTTTCAAGAGCACAGACCAAATAACTTTACTTATGATGGTACAAAAGCTTTATTTAATTACTTAGAGCAATTAGAAGAAGATTGCGACATGGAAATTGAATTTGACCCAATAGCCTTTTGCTGTGAATATAATGAGTATGACAATTTAAAAGAATGTTTAAAAGAATATGACAATCTTAAAATTGAAACTATTGACGATTTAAGGGATTATACAACAGTAATTGAAGTTGAAGGGTCTGACTCAATAATAATACAAGCATTTTAATTAAGAGAGATAAATAACTATGAAAAATATAATTATTAAATTTAACTTACTTTATAGAAAACTAGCTTTTTATTTTAGTAAACAAGATATGGAAGCAATTTTAAAATATGACCCTTTAAATATATTGAATGATGAAGGTAAATAAGGAGGTAAATATGAAAGAATTTGGTATCTTAGAATATCCGGCACCTGATTGGTCAGCTCATAAAAATTATTACAGAAGCATTGACCTTGAAGGTGTTGGTTATGAGTGGTTTGATTGTTTAACTGACGACCAACAAAGTTACGTTCTACAAATGCAAAAATATGACCATTTGGATTATGACGAGGTTATAAAGCAATATGATAAAGATATTTTGCCAGCATTAATAAAACACCAAAAATCATTAGGTTGGAACTATGATAATAATGGCAACTTTATTGGGTCTTTATGAAGGTCAATAGCTTAAAAATAGTCTTTAACTTATACCTGGTAATTTTTGCCAGGTATGAGATACAGACATAAAGTAGGTATCAAACAAAGGAGGTAAATATGAAAGAATTTACAAGTACAATAAAAATTGAATTTGGCTTTAATAATTTAGAGGCTGAAAACAAAGAAGAGTATATAGAAAAACTAAAAAATCAATTTTATGAAGATTTCAATATAGAATTGTCTAATAGTGAAATTACCCAAATAGAATCAAACTAAAAAAAAACAAAGGGTTAATATATGAGTAAAATTAAGAAGCTGCTTATAAAAATATATGAAGATGAACGAACTTTTTATTTTGTGATTGCTTTTGGAGTATTGGTTTTTATTCTTGATGAGTGGTACTTATGAAAGCATTTTTATTAAAATATAGGTTCTATCTCTTTTTATGTAAGATTTTAAATAGGAGGAAAAAACAATGAAAATGGAAGCAAAATATAGATGTACTTGGAATTGGGATGAAATTACAGAAACACATACAATTAAATCACTGAAAGATAAATATAAAGACAGTAATTTATTTTCAAGTGAAGAGAACGAAAGAAATTTATTTACATCTCATGGTAACGGATATGATAATATAACTTTTGAAGATTATTTAAAATATTCTAGTGCAGATGTTGATTTTATAGGAGTCAGTTATGATTGCGATAATATGTCTATAATTAGAATTTCTTAATCTAGGGGGACTAATGAATAATATAATTAATAGCTTACTTTTCGCTATATTTGCAATAGTCTATTTTTCAGGGTTGTTGCATTACCTAGCGGACATTTTAACAATTTATTTAATATAGGGGGTAAATATGTCTAATTTTTTAAAGATTTTAATTATATTGATGATGATTGTTTTATTTTATCAGCAACAAAAGATTTATGATTCCAATTGGTGTTCAAATGAGGCTCAAATTTTACGGGAGCAACTTTCGGATATTTGGTATATGTATAATTTAGATGAATTAACAATAGAAAAGGGGGAATAATGCCTGATACAACAAAATTTAAATCTGTATCTGTATCTATAAAGACTGATAACATTTTAGAGGAGCTATCTAAAACCTTGTTTCCAGTTGAAGTAAGTAAACAAAAAGTTATTGAGTATTTAATTAACGAACATTTAAAAAAGGAAGGGGCATAAAATGCAGTCAGTACAAGAGAGAGAAGATAACATTGTTAATATTTCAAACAATGATCTATCTATTGTCAGTCATACACATAGAAACGTAATATTGTCTTTTAAACCTAGTATGTTATGGCTCGCAGTAATAGCAGTTGAGGTTCTAAATAGACTTGATACCAGGTTAAAGCCTTTAAACATACCTAATTTTTATATAGAGGGCGTAGATGAACAAAAACTTAATTAAAGAAATAGAAGATATTGTTGTATATTTTGAAAACACTTATGATGGTAGTAAAAATCCACAACAAGCAGTAAGAGCCATGTATCAGATTAAAGAGTTAATCATACAAAGCAAAATCGACTTAAAAACCATCAACGAAAGTAAAATGTAATGCAACCAATATTTAAAAACATAACAAGAGTA